CGCCCTTAGGGTTCTTCCCTGCTTTCCTTGTCCATGCTGGAGATTTATAAGCCATGCGATTTGTTTAGCACAAAATGAACGAACCTTAAAGAGTTATATTGTGAGGGCAACCCCACTACCTGTAGCAGTGCCTAGATTTTTGAACCCCAGTCGTTACAGACAAGCGGTAGCCCTGTGATTTCTACGACAAGTCAATATTGATGGAGAAATCGCCACCAACTAAGTGTTGGTGTTTCTCAGGGGCTTTGAAACCAGCTCGATCAAGTATGTCTTTACTAGCTTCGAGCTGAACATACTCTGACTTAGCCCCCTGAGAAAGGGCTACCAGCTTGGCACTGGCTTTTGCAGAGTTCAGCCCAAGCGATCTGTTGATCTCTTGCATCATATACGCTTGTACCTCAGGTTTTCGTAGCATCCTTGAAGCACTAACTCTAGCTGAATTACCCTTGTAACCAGCGAGTTTTGATGCTTCTGTGATGGTACATCCTGTGGCTACGAGTGTATCAACAAGCGACTTCGCTTTACCACTAATCTTCGTTTCCTCAGAAGTCCGCTTTGTCATGATTGGTAGCTTGGGCATTGAACTCTATCTAACCTCTATCTAATTCTGTTAAAACCTTTCAGGTAGTATAGCGGTAGATGTATATTGTGTCAAGCTACCGACAATGACCACAATATCCTGTAGTTATCTGCTGGTGTTCATACTGCGGATAGTTTCTAATCATTTTCCCTCTTTGGATGATTAAAACTTGGCCAAAGTAAACCATCCAAAAATAACGAACCGCCCATGCACAAGGGATGGGCTTCAAGTATTATCTTGGCTCCCCCCCCTAAACTCTGGGGGGGATTCTCCCCCCCCAAGATAACACTTGATCGTATTTTATGGTGGTTTCCTACCGAGTTGGCAAGTTTAATCATTAACCAAAGGAGGATAAAATGAAGAAACTTAATACCGCAGTGAACACAATCGCAGATCACTTCAAAGGATTTGCATTGTCGGAGAACCTTGACACAAATACCTATACGCCTGAGAAAGGTTGTTTAGAGAATTTAGTAAGAGGTTCAGAGATAGGTTACAATTCTGCAATGAACCTAATGCATGACATCATGGCTAGACTTCGAGGAAAAAGACGAAGTTATGATGGTAGCGAAATCGCTGATACTTCTATGCAAAAGGATGTAGAAGCCATCAAGAAGCTACAAGAACAGATCGTTGCTTACGAACAGTTCATTCAAGTAGCTAAAGATGTATTCAAGGACAGAATTGGAACTGAATACAGACCAAGAGTTAAAGCTCCTAATCCTGATGCAGTTAAAGATACTGCAACAGCTAAAGAAGTTGATGAACTCTTGGCTCAATTCAAGAAAGTAGCGTAAAGCTACTTCGCTGGTAGCGATCTTTCTCAGGTCGCTACTAGCTACTTGACATTATAGAACAAACGAGTAATAATACAACTTGAAGTATGAAAGGAGATCATTATGATCGTTTATAAAGGTAAAGCAAAAGACTTTCCTGTGTTCATGAAGAACCTGAGAAAGCAGTACGCTAAGAAGAAGCGTCAATTAATTACTAAAAAAACTTTATTATCTGAGGTTGTGGAATGTTTAAACACCACACCGAAATAGAAATTGAAAATATCATGGAAGTCAATAGCAAAGAATTGGACTCCATGTTTTCAAGACTAACATTATTATTTCTTAATAAAGTCAAGGATGCAAAAAGCCTTGATGATTTGAAAGCATTACGCAGGGCTTACAAAATCTGCGTTGAGATGAAGTGCTTAGATCAAGAAGTAATTAATTCTATTCATCAACAGATAATTAAACTGGAGGAAAAATGGATGAAGAAATAACTCAAACTCAATACGAAGAACAACAAGCATTGTATCGTGCAAGTAAGATTGAGAATAGTTTAAATGATATTTGCAAAGGAGTCTTTGACTTCCTTAAACTTGAACCTAACAATCCTGATAAAGAAAAATGGAGAAAGGTATATCAAGAAGCAAATGAAATACGAAAGCAATACAAAAAGATAAGGGAGGTATTATGACAAGTTTACAGTTTTATTCTTGGGTAATGCTTCTGTTTGGATTGATCGTATTAATAATAACATAGGAGGAAAGATGAAACCAAATGATGTAGTAAAAGGATTAACTACAAAGTTAATTGACCTCATGAAGAAAGGTGGCAAGTGGACTAAACCTTGGGCTAACAAAAGGTTTATTTCAGTAGATGGCCACAATTATACAGGCATTAACTGTATGTGGTTAGCGTTTGCAAAGTATGACCGAAAAGTTTGGGGTACATACAAGCAATGGGCTAAGCATGAATGTCAAGTTAGTAAAGGAGAAAAGAGTACCAAGTTATTGTTCTTCAAGAAATACTTTAAAGAACAAGACAAAGGTAGAGTAGAAGTAAATGGTAAAGTAGGAAACATCTACCGATACCTTAGAATGTTTGATGTATTTAATATTGAACAAGTCGAGGGTAATACTTCTAGGTTTGATAAGTTTGATGTATTCGAGAACAAAGTAAATGATGTATCTCATGCAGAAGAGTTTATCACAAATACCAAAGCAAAAATTCAGAGCGGAGATCGAGCATACTATGTACCAAGTATGGATTACATTTGTATGCCTGATAAAGAAGCGTTCATTAATACTGAACACAGTACCGCAACTGAAAACTATTACACCACATTGTTCCATGAGATGACTCATTGGACAGGTCATAAAGACAGGTGCAATAGGGAGCTATCAACAAGGTTTGGTTCTAAAGACTATGCGTTTGAAGAACTTGTAGCTGAACTAGGTTCTTGTTTTATAGCAACACATCTAAACATTACTTCAAGTCCAAGAGAAGATCATGCACATTATCTGAACTCTTGGATTAAATGTTTAGAAGAAAATGATGATGCAATATGGAAAGCATCATCCCTTGCAAACAAAGCGTTTGAACATTGCAAGGAATTACAACCACAAACAAATGCAATCAAGGAGGTAGCATGAAAATAACAAGTGATGACTTCAAGTTTATACTACAGACTCTCAACAGAATAGATAATAATTCTGAAGTAGAGTTTAAAGGAGAACATTGGAGTGATGATAAGTTAAGAGAATATAAAAATCTTGATACGATTTCTATAGTCTTTGCAAAAGAAAAGAATGAGAAAACAAAACTCATTATTAAAATAAGTTAGGAGGAAGTATGCATAATAAAATAACAGGATGGGCAGTAGTATGTACAATACTAAGACCTAATAATACTTGGTTTACTAAAACTATTACAGAATTACCTGATAGTGTTAGTGGGCCAATGGATGATTATCTTACCGAAACAATAGAAGAACCATTAGTATTAACAAAAGAAATGGAGGTAAAAGAATGAGCAATACATTCTATAATAATTGTGGTGCTTGGCTTAGATTGACTAGAGATAGTCAGCCAAAGAAAGTAACACAAAGTAAAGCAGGTAATCATATTCATGTAACCTTTCAACAGATACAGAAGTATGAGATGGGTATGAACAACATAGGTTTAGAAAAATTCTATGATCTATGTCAGCTATATAACATTCCTGATAATTTAATTGGAGATTTATTACGACAGTTTAAAGAAACTCCAAATGCAAATGATGTTGTAGCTAGTCCAAAGATACTTCAAGTAATTGATGGAGGAAAGTATGAATGATATTGATAAAGCATTGCGAGATTTAGTAAGTGAATTTAAAAAGTTCCATGCTAAAAATCCTGAAGTGTATTCTTTGTTTTGCAAGTTTACATTTCAAGCAATCAATTCAGGTCATGTAAGATTATCAAGTGAGATGATAATTAATCGTATAAGGTGGGAAACAAGTGTTGTTACTACCGATAAAGATTACAAGATCAACAATGATTACAAACCATTTTACTCAAGGATGTTTATGGCAGAGCATCCTCAGTATAATAACTTCTTTAATACGAGAGGAAGTTATGCAGATAACTTAGATTGGAAAGAGTATGTTGTACAGACAGCTGGTTACTCAGCTTAAAACAAGAAGAATAAATCTAAGAATATCAGCACAGGAACTTGCACAAAAGATTGGTGTA